GGAGCGCCGCATCAACGAGTTCAACGAACTTCATGATCGTGTGCTGAAATCCGGAAGCTATGAGAACGCCCTGAACATCATCAACGAGAAAGTCAGACTGATTGATGACGATAATCCCTTCTGATTGGCTCCAGATTCGTCTCTGAGGGCCCTCCACTGTTCCAGCCTAACGGATACCGCTTCAAAGACGGACAGGCATTAGAACGCAAAATAGACGGCTCTGCGTGAGAGCCGCCTTTTTTGATGCCCAAAACGGGATATGCGTCTGTTTGCCACAAAAAGGCCCCTCTGGCGCGTTTTAGCTTTCGCCCTATTTCCCCTTAGGCAAACGGGCTGGAACGCAAAATAGAGCCAACGCAGGCCAAAACAGACCAGTTTCCGGGCAAAAGAAAAGAACCCGCCCCAGATTGGAGCGGGTTTGTCTGTGTTCTGTCAGGTTGTCGGCAGGCTCTTCGCCTGTTCGAGCCGAAGCTCCTTCACGATGGATTCGATGAGGGCCCGGGTGGTATCTTCGATCTGAGAAGGATCGACGATATATCCTTGCTTGTACAGCAGATCAACAACATACTTCAGCTTCTCCTTCCCTTGGTCGGAGGTGTACAGTTGTTCGGCTGCATACACGGCAGTCTTTACCGCAATCCGCAGAAGCTCCATCTGATTGGCGCTGAGCTTCTCCTTGGCTGCGGGGATGACATACCGCATCAGGATACCAAAAATCAGGGTGATCACCGCAAGGATGATCTGAGTCAGATCAATCTGCATAAGCATTCTCCTTTCGTGCTTCCGCACTTATACGAAATCATGTGATTTCGTTTACTTAAGGTTTCAGCCAAGTCCGAGGAACTTGGTCATCATGTACCAGCCTTTCCGGACGCCGTGGTTCACCTTGCACCACGTTTCCCCGTATTTGACCAGGGTGACCGTGGCCCCGCATGGAACCTCGTCATACAGGTTGCAGCTGGTGGAAGGCTTCGCCCGGAGCTTCACTGGCTTTCCGTTGTCCGTCCAGACCGACAGCTCCTCTCCTGCCGGAATGTGATCCTCCGGATCAAGATCAGGCGGCAGCACTTCCGGATCAGGTGTCTCCGGATCCACCAGAAAGCAGTCCAGCATCCAGCCGGTTTTCCGGCCGTATTTGATGTGGGCCCAGCCGGCCCCGTTATCCTTCGTCACGGTGACGATGGTTCCGACGGGCACATACTCCACTCGCGGAGCCTTCATGTTGGGCTTTGTCCGCATGTTGACCGGCTTGCCGTTCTCCGCCCATACCTTCATGGATTTTTCCACGACGGGTGTCGGTTCCGGCGAAGCCTCCGGATCAGGAGACGGTCCGGGGTCGCTCCCGTCGTAATCCACGCCTTTGACCCTGCCCCAGTATGCCCAGTTGCCGATTTTGAAATCCTGCTTACACACCGGGCTGGTAGCATGAGTAATGACCAGCGGATTCACGCTGGTCACCATGCCGATGTGGGAGAGGTTTCCCGGTTCCTTCCCGTACCATTTGTTGCTCTTGTCCGCTTCCGTCCAGTCCTTCCGTTTGAACACGGCCATGCCAACCTGCAGCTGCTTCTCACTGGTCAGCTTCCCGGTTTCAGTGCAGTATTCCCGGAAGATGGTGTTGCTCCCATGGTAAATCTTGCCGCCCTGATCCCGGAAGCATTTCACCCACAGGCCGGAGCAGTCTATCCCACGTTCGTCGTTCGTCCCCGGGCTAACATAAGGCCAACCAAGGCATTCCAGAGCGGATTCGATCAGCTTCTTGACATTGATCAATTATCCGTTCCCTCCTTCTCCTTCGTCCTCAGGTTCTTCTTCCTCATCGTCAGCGTCCTTCTTCTTTGAAAAACGGAACTTGCCGACGATCTTCACGCCTGCGGCAATCGCTTTGTCGTAGATGCTGTTGTTCGTGTAGGCCCAGATGTTGATGATCATGACAACCGATGTGATCCCGGCCAGCCAGATGATGGCTTCTGCGGTCGGCGGCTGATATGCCAGCACGCCAAGGAGCATGATCATGTACAGAAACCAGAACCAGGAAGACCACTTCGCCAGTTTCTTGCTGAACTGCTCCCGGGGATCCATCTTCTTCATCGCCATCAGATCACCCGCCCGATCAGCCCGTTCGTGTACGTCTGCAGTTCATCCCTGGCTTTCTGCATCTGGTCAGAATTCCCGTTGTGCAGCTCATGATCCAGCACGGCTGTCAGTGCTTCGCAGCTCACCCGCAGCCCGTCCCGGATGATGACGTTGGCGTTCCGCATCTCTTTCAACGATGCTTCGTGGTTGTCCAACCGGTCTTTGTCCTGGCTGAGCTTCTTGTCGATCTCAGCGAATCGTGGTTCCAGCTTTGCCAGCACTTTGTCCGCAATCTCATCCGTCAGGTCTTTCCCGACCAGGGTCTGGTTTCGCATCTTCCGCTCATGCTCTTTCCGGGCGATCTCCACCACCTTGTACACCAGCACAATGACGGCGAATATTCCAAGCAGTACAAGGATAAAATTCCACAGCATTTCCGGCGTAATGCCTTCAATCGGCGTTACGTTCATTTTGTCCTCACCTCAATTCAATTTTTTCTGGATATGAAAACAGCGCCAGGATTATTGATCCGGCGCTGAATGTCTGATGAGGACATAATCCTCACATATCTTGTTTCTGAGTGCGTCATCCGACGTGTGTTTCAGTAGTCCGAGGTAGCTCTGTATCACGCTCATGGCATATTCCAGAGGAACCTCACCGCTTCCGTAGGCTTCCCGTACAAAGTCCAGATGCTGCTTCATCCGGAGAGAGCAATCCTTCCGGAGATGAATTTTGTCCGGCGTGATAATTTTCCCGATGAACTCGCATGGCTGGTCTGCCGGAAGGACGGCGGTCTTTTTGTTCAGCTGAAGGCCGAAGCTGTCCCGGAGATATTCGTCGGTCATTCCGATGATATCCCAGGCCTGCTGTTTGCTCTCGCAGACAATCCGCATGTCATCCATGTACCGGATGTACTTCGGAGCTTTCAGAACCCGTTTGATATAATGGTCCACCGGAGTGAGAACCACATTGGCCGTCATCTGGGAGATCAGGCTTCCTACCTGCATTCCGATGCCGGGGATCATGTCCACATCGAAAGGGTCTGAATATTCAAGCGGCATACCGAACGGCCGGCCGTCGCTCCGGATCATAGTTTCCAGAAACCAGAGCATCTTCACATCGTCCAGCGGTTTCATCAGCTCACGCAGCTGCACCTCGATCGGAACACGGAAAAAGAATTTCTGGATGTCCATCTTGCCGATGTACCATTTGCCGGGTTTGTTCCTGGCCCAGCGCAGCCATCGCTGAAACTGATCGCAGGCCAGAACCTGTCCTTTGCCAGGAATAGACCCGTAGGAGTGCTCGTAAAAGCTCCGGCTGTAGATCGGCCAGAGCACCCGGAAGGCTGCGCAGTTGATAACCCTGTACTTGAAAGGCAGGGCATGGATCAGCCGTACCTTCGGGAAGTATTCGTAGAATGAGTGAATGCCTTTCACAACCAGATCCTGCCACACCAGATGATTCTGGGCGTCAATCAGGTTGTCCTCACGGTGGGCTGAATAGGATAATACTTCCGGCTTGAACCGTTTGTTTTTCCGGGCAAGCAGGTATCCGCCATACAGATTTTCGAAGTCGTAGAACTTCTCGAAAACTCCGCTGTATTTCTCCATATTCGCCCTTTCCGCTTCGCTGTGCTTATCAGCCCGGGGTCTCCGGTAGCGGATTTCACAGCCGAACCTTTTTCTGCCATCTCTGACTGAGGAGTCAGACCCCTTTACCCCTACCTACGTACTGACGGAAGGCCCGTAAGCCATCCGCATCTGACAACCTCATGCTTGCGCATGGGGTGGTAAAGCGAGCCGGAACCCGATGTTCACGTTCGAGTTCGAACGGGTGTTGTTGCCGTTGAACGAACAGGCGCCGTAGGCGGAGTTGTTGTAGTTGCCGCCACAGTAGAAGGAACGCCACACCGGAATGCACACACGGTCTGAACCCTATGTCTTCGGTTTGCTATTGACGGATTTCAGCAAGCCGCCGATCATCTTTCCGATCTCCACCAGCTTCTCCGACCATACGCCGTAGTGGTGTCTGGACAGATACTTCAGCTCCATGCTGACGCACAGGAGCCGCTTCAGCGTTTCGTTCTCCACGTCCAGATGTTCCAGCGCAGCCTGCTTCGACTTCTTCTTGCTTTCCGTGATGGTCAGCCGTAGAAGCTCGTTCATGCTGCTGCGGATATCCTGGGCAAGGGAAAACTTTTCAGCTTTCGGGAACTGGTTCAGCAGAGGGTATCCGTAGATCATCATGTCCTGCACTTTCTGCAGAAGCTTGAAGTCATCGGTCACTCCGCATCCTCTCCCGTCTGATGGTATCGGGCGGGATTATAGCAGAAAAAGAGCCCTCCGGCACAGATCGTGAAATACTCAC